GATGGTCTGCATTCTTCTTGGGCTTGTCAAACTCCCAGATGGTTGACTGCTTGCGGTCGGAATACCAGGCATGCTTACCGTTTTTCTTCCAGCCGAACAGGATTGGCTCATGCTGCCATTGATACGGTGATCGCCCAAGCACCAGCGATTGCTTCTTCCAGATACATGTGCCGGAAAGGTAAAATCCGGCGGCATCAAAAGCACGACGGAAATTAAGCCCTTCGGTGTCAGCATGGAATACATAAATAGACGCGTCCTTCGCCATCGCTTTTTCAGTGAGGGTGAACGCGTCTAAAAGAAACTGATAAAACTTTTCATCCGCCATATTATCGTTCTTAATCTTTCCTGCTGTGCCTTCGTAGTTAACATTGTACGGAGGATCAGTCACCGTTAGGTTGGCCAGCTTTCCGTCCATGAGCAGATTAAAGGTCTCTACCTTTGTACTGTCACCACACACGAGCCGGTGCTGTCCAAGTAGCCACAGATCACTCAGCTTCGTAATAGCAGGTTTTGAAAGTTCTTCGTCCACATCAAAGTCATCGTCTTTGACATCCTCAATACCGCCCAACAGCTTATTTAACTCTGCATCGTCAAAGCCCAGGAGCGACAGGTCAAAGTCAACCCCCTGCAATTCAGAAAGTTCTACCGATAACATTTCCGTATCCCAGCCTGCGTTCAAAGCAAGGCGGTTGTCAGCGATTATGTATGCTCGCTTCTGTGCTTCGGTCAGATGTTCCGCAAATACACATGGAACTTCGGTGATACCTTCTTCTTTAGCTGCAAGAACACGTCCATGGCCTGCGATAATATTCAGGTCTTTATCCACGATGACCGGATTGACGAAACCAAACTCCCGCAGGCTCGCCCGAAGCTGGAGTATCTGTTCCTTGCTATGTGTCCGAGCATTTCTCGCATATGGCACCAGCTTATCAATATTTACTTTTTCTAATCGTTCAGTTGTATTCACAATCTTCTACCGTCCTCTCCTACCTGAAAGCAGAGCTTCCATAATATCGTCCTGCGGATTACCAATGAAAGCCGTGGTACAGTTTTGCTTGACTATGTCAAAGATCTCATACCAGAGCAGGTTAGCCTGTTTTTGAAATGACTGGCTCATTTGCACGAACGGACTGGCAATCGCACCTCCCGTTGTTGGGTGCTTGCCTAAAAGACCGTAAGTGCTTATTGCTTCTTCACACTGGATGTATCGTGTAAACGACTGTGCATAGGCTTCGACGAGTCTGGGATTTACGAATTTTTCACAACCACGTTCCTTGAGCCATTTCCATGTTTCGATAAACAGGGCGTCAGCACCCAGTGGTTTACCATCTTTTTGCCGCGCGCTGAGGTATTCACTCGGCGTCGGCATATCTTCACCATTCAAGTCTGCTGTGTCGTCCAGTTCGCTTGCTTCAAGCATGGATTCTGGCTTAAACTCTGGCGCCTCCAAAATCCGTGCGGCTTTACCTGCTGCGATCTTTTCCGCAAGAGGTTGTGGTTTGTCCCCGGCGCGCACGCGGCGTCCACCTCTATTTGTACCGTCTTTTGCCACGTGCCTTCACCTCCTTGCTGTGGCAGGGTTTAATACCCCGTTTGAACCTGAATTTTTTCGCGCGTGACCCCACGCCCGTTGCACGATAAAAAAGTCACAGAGATTTTGACCGCCCCTCGTCAAATCGAAAATCTACTTGATATCTTCTTGATTTCTATATTGACAAACCGAAGCATTTTGATATAATAGATAACAAGAAGATAACAACTTCATAACTAACTTTTTATTTTATCGTCGGATATGCCGACAGAAAGGAGTAACAATGAATACATGGTTGATCCGTCCCGTCCCTCACGGCACTAACAGGCTCCAAGAGTTCCGCAGCCGTAACATCATTGCAATAGGCTGGCCCGATATTGGAAACCTTACCGGGCAATCGCGCGAAAGCATTAAAACTCTGCTTGCATCTCCTCCGAACAACTATACTGGACTAGAGCTAGGGAATGCCTACGCTACCATTGACATCTTTGTAAATCGAATCAACACGGGTGACATTGTTCTTGTTCCAAATGGTGACGACATTTACTTTGCCGAGGTAACAAGCGGCTACATCTTCGATGCCACTGTTGTCGCCGATGGATACCCTCACCAGCGTCGGGTCAGATGGCTCGCAGATACCTCTAGAGGATCTCTCTCAAAAGAACTGCGTTCTTCGCTTAAGGTACATCGCACCACCGCAGACCTGTCAAAACATGCCACCGAGATAGTAGCCCTTGCAACAGGCAATCCGATACCAGTGACAGCTACTATTGACGTCAGTTATCCACTTCGACCAGATTTTAATGTTGACTTCAAGATACCTGCTGATATCACAAAAAACGAAGCCGACCGGCTAAGTACTTATCTACGTTCCCTCTATTACTCAGAATAGGCTTCATCGCATTAAGGCTGGGGATATCTCCCTAGCCTTTTCCATCTTCCACCTTCTCGTGCAGTGATCTCAGAGTGACAAGAAGTACACAAAGACATAAGATTACTCGTTTCATTTGTTCCGCCACAGGATAATGGCTTGATGTGGTGTACTTCCTCAGCAGGGGTAATCCGACCTTGCTTCTCACAACGCTCACAGAGAGGGTGAGCAGATATATATCGGTCACGGATACGCTTCCATGTCCGGTTGTACCGCTTCCTCACAGCGGGGTCGCGGTCGTAGCGTTCGTAACGCCTAGCTTCCTGCTTGGCATGTTCATCACAGAACCTACCATCCGTCAGCTTGGGGCAGCCGGGATGAGAACAAGGACGCTTGGGTTTAAAAGGCAATGGAATCACCTCGTTTTGGGCATGCAAAAAGCCCTCGCAGTTTTCCGCGAAGGCTTCTGATACAACTTTCGATACTATTATAATACAACGTTCTTAAGCAAACACTCCCTCAGAATTCCCTCATTTTTATGAGTGCTTCTTGCAGTAGGCTTCAACCTTATCTGCGAAGGCTCCAGGAATCTTCTCCCTCCAGTAAGGAACAGATGCCATTAGGGACTTGAGTGCCTTTTGATATTTACTTTCTCCCAGTTCGGCCCGTATTTTACCCATTAAGTACTCCAGATCCTTGTATTTCAAAACACGGGTATTGGGATCGCCATTCACCAGGTTAGCCAGAACTGTCAGGTAAATAAACGCGCTGCCTCGGTTCATTCCGGTCTTTGTAGACACTTCTGTACTGAGTGGATTGATTTCGCCAGAGCCTCCGAGATGCCTTAAAAAGGCCTGCCATACTTCATCAACCATCGCAGTGGTAATCCTGTTATTGCTGCGGGTAGAAGCTCTTGCATCATCATCAAAGGATTCCTCGAAGTCCTCAGTAGTATCTTGTTCTATCCGTTTTGAAGCAGACCCTGTCATAGTCATCGGAAGTCCTTTCTCTAGGGCTATTCTACGTAAATAAATGTTCACAGCCATTTCAACATCCATTCCGAGTGAGTGAAGAACCTTTTTAGCTTCCGTCAGGATTCCATCGTCAATTTGAATTTCTATCTTTGCCATACGAACACCTCGATAAAATACTATCACTTTTCTTGATTATACTATATCATTTCTTGGATTTATTGTATATAGTATTTATAGTATTTTATTTTATACATCAAGAAAACAATAGTATTCTTTAGTCAGCAATATAAAAGACTACGAAGATGATTTAGAGCATTTGACCGGAGGCGTTCTATATGGCTTTCGCTGTAGTTTAGTTCATCCATAAGCCGGTAAGTAGCACCGGACTTCTGATCATTACCCATGTAAAACTCGGCAAGTATATGCTGCTCGGTATCTGTTAGGCTTGACCAGGCCGGTTCAAACCAAGACATATATTCCAGTGCTTGACTGTATCGTTCTCGTAGTATGTCCAGCTTATCAAGCTGTGCGGCCAGCTTGTCGGTACCTGCCTGCGGGTTTCTTGCAGACGGCAGTCCAGAAAGCTTGGGGACTCTGGGAGAAGCCATTTTCTCATACACATCCTTGATCTCCTGCGGAGTATTGTTGATAATAAACCGCATATTGTTATAGTCCCGGATGGCGGCAACAGTAGCCGCATTCTTGTTTATATACTTTAGCGCAATCATATGACCGCCTCCTTTAGGTTTGCTCTGACCGCATCGATAAGTGCGGTTTGGGTTTTATCTTTTCGCTTGAGAGCTTTCATAACTTGTTCGTCAATTGTGTCCTTTGCCACAATATGATGAATGATCACCGTATCCTTCTGACCTTGCCTCCAAAGGCGGGCATTCGTCTGCTGGTATAACTCCAGTGACCATGTTAGGCCGAACCACACAAGGCAGGAACCGCCGGTCTGAAGGTTTAGTCCATGTCCGGAGGATGCGGGATGGATAACTGCCACTGGGATTTCACCATCATTCCACCGCTTTATGGATTCGGCGTTATCCAACCGGCTGGCAGGGAAGCGCTCCATTATCCGTTCAAGGTCGTGCTTATACCAGTAGGCTATAAGCACCGGCTTTCCATTTGCCGCTTCGATTACATCTTCCAAAGCATCCAGCTTACGGTCGTGAATGCGGACAACTCCGCCGTTCCCGTCATATACCGCACCGTTGGCCATTTGCAGCAACTTATTACTCAATGCGGCAGCATTGACTGCATCAATTTCCT